AAACTGTCCTTTAATCTGTTTTTTATTATGTTCCTCGACTGAGTTACCAACGGTGCGGGCGATCCCGCTGACCGATTGTAGGCCATATTTTCTTGCGACGTTTGTCCGTATCCCGTCGATTATTCTCCCTACGTCAACGGCGTATGAATCCTCGCGCATTGAATCGGGGCGCTGTAGTTGGGCCACATCTCCGATTGAAGGTAAGCGAGGCAAGAGGCGATTAGTAATTTCTTCACGGATAAACCTCACCATTGATCTAAGGTAACGAGCATATTCGCGCTCTACCCCAATTGGATAAAGCGCCACGCCCACGCGCCCGACTTTTCTTTTAGCCCGCTTGTTCATGCGGCGCTGAGTCTCCAGCATGGATTCAAGGGCTGTAGGCATTTGTTAAGCTTTAATCTCTTTCTTTTCTTCGATCATTTTCTTAATTACATCAAAGCACTGCTTAGAAACATTGTGAACCTTAGCGGGAACCGATGCCTCTAATGCTAATTGAAACAAGTGTTCTAGTGCTTGTTCAGGGCTGATTTCTTTTTCCATTTTATTCTCCTTTTATATTGTACTTGCGGCTGTGAAGCCTTCATCAATTTGATCTATCGTTAATCCTAAAGCAAGTCCAACTTGATCAACAAAAGGATGAGTGCGCTCAAACACCGATGCGTATTGATATTCGATAAGTGTCGCAGCTCTCACGCTTGCATCAAGTGAATTTATTAGCGCGATCACCTGAGCGTCCGTTACTCCAAGACTTAAAAGCCAAAGCCTGATCTGTCTTGGTGAGCATGAAGGAATAGCAAACGGAGCTAGATCAAAACCTTCGTAGTTAAGTGCAAGCTCTTGGACTTTCCTGCGACAAGCGTTCTCGCTTCCAGTGAATACCGAAGCGCCTACACCTAAGCCAACAACCTCGCCTTCTACTGCATCCTCATACCCGATAACCTTATTTTCATAGTAGTATAAGTTTTTCATATTAGTTTGTTGTCACGATTGCGCCACGAACTTGCAGCACTTGCTGCGCGTAGAAACCATCTGTGATTGCTCCTGCTTTTTTAACAGTAGCCGTTCCTGCGCCGACAGCAGTTTGACTTCCTTTCGTATAAGTAAATGTGTTTGGGTCCACCACAGTTATTGAGAAAGTTCCGTTTGCAGTTGTAAGTGTTGTGATACCTGAAATCGTGAGTAAGTCCCCAGTTGTATATCCATGTCCCGCCCACGTTACTGTGCAAAGAGTACCTACTCCGTTGAACGAACTTCCTGCTCTCGTTGGAGGTACTCCACCTGTGTAGCTTGGAGCTGCGTTTGTTCCACCACTAAGAGTGACTGACTTACCTCCACCGAACAGAGTCGTGCCGCCTGTTCCATCAAGTGAGACAAGCAGCTTCAAAATACCATCCACGCTTGCTTGGTTAAGAGCGCAAGTAGAGAAAGTAACCGACGAACCTGCGATTGATTTCAGCGTTCCGATAGTTCCAAGTGTTACAGTCGTTAGAGTTGAAATGTTAGTTGCGGCAAATGTTGAGCCATAAGTTATCATTCCAGAGTAACTAAGAGTTGCCAGAGTATTTGCACCTGTGTGCGCTACAGCCCCAGTGATGTTAGTTAAATTAGGAAGAGACAAGTTTGTTATAGCGGCATATCCGAACGTCCATGCTCCTGTGCAAGTCGTGAGTGCAGATAAGTTAACCGATGTTACAGAAGGACAAGATGTCATTGAAAGCGAAGCGACAGAAGTCAAAGAAGGAAACGAAACGGACGTTGTAGGAGTTAAACTTGATACGTTAAATGTCCCAGTAGTGGTCAGAGCAGGAAAACTAAGTGCAACAACAGCGATACCAGTTACAGTAAAGTTCGTCCCTACAGTAGCCAGTGAACTAAAGTTGATACTCGTTAAATTTGAAAATGTCGTTAGCGTAAACCCTGCACTTGTAGATATCAAAGCAGGAAAACTCATCGTAGTTAGAGCAGCCATACTTGATGGGCTAAAACTAGATCCTATTCTTGTTAATGAAGGTGCAGACAAAGTTGTTAGTGAAGATAAACCTATTGGGCCAAAAGAACTACCGACTGTTTCTAATAGAGGTATGTTCAAATTAGTTAATGCTGACATCCCATTAGGGCCAAAGCTTCCACCGACTTTTACTAAAGCAGGAAATGAAAAAGTAGTTAGAGCGTTAACTGTTAAAGTTGATAAACCATCCCTAACATATTTCAATTTTGGCATCCCCAAAGTAGTTAAAGCCGTCATGTTTCCCAAAGACCAAGCGCCGTTAACATATTCAAGTTCAGGGGAATCTAAAGTCGTTAAAGCTGCGCATGATGAAACACTAAAACCACCTGCATATTTTAAAAGAGGAATAGATATAGTCGGTAAAACCGTACATCCTGTAACACTAAAACTCCCTACAGTTGCTTTCAAATTTGAGAAAGCTAACGATGTTAACGCTATGGTGTTTGAGATGTTTACGTTATTTCTTAGCCCTTCAAGATCTGTAAAAGTTAAGGTGGTAAGTCTTGGCGAAGTTGTGATCGAAGCTTCGTTATAAGTTAACGTCTCAATCCACTTTCCATTGTATTCAACTACTGCACCCTCATAGTCTACGTTGTTTGGAGGAACTAAATTCCAAAATGGTTCAACAATCCAATCACCTGTTTTAGAAATGGATAGTGATGTTTTAGCAATCGAAGCCTTGGTATCTGCATACGCTTTAGTCGCCGCATCTTGTGCAGATGTTGGGTCAACTACGTCTGTGAGCTTGTGCGTATTTAAACTGACATGATCGCCAGACCAATCGAGCATAGCGTTGTAGGCAACTGTCGCAGAATACAATCTGCGCAGCGACCAATGTAGGGCGGCGACGTTTGTGTTGTCCCAAAGGATTTGGTTCCCTACAGAAACACGAAGGGCACTTGTACTGACATCATAAATACCAGAAGCATAAACAGAGTCGGCATAATTACGAGCCCACCTAAAAGAACTTGATCCTAGATATCTAGTTGCAGTTACACTTGGTAAAAGATCCTGATTGATCGAAGTTGGAGAGGTTAAATTCCCTAAATTCTGATCTGCTTTACCTGCAAGCGCAGTGACAAGACCAGTGATATCAGCTACGGCAGCGTCAGTTCCTGATGTAACTAATCCCTTAGCGTCGTAAGTAATCTTCGTTTTTGTCGCGCCAGTGATGGCTGCGTTCTCATCTACTTTTAAATCAAGAGCAGTTTGAGTTGCCGTCGATACTGGTTTATCAGCGTCGCTTGTATTATCGGCGTTGCCTAGTCCAACTTGTGTTTTTGTTACGCTGTGAGGGTTCGCTGTGCTTGCGATGTGTGAGTCAACTTGAGCGTGAGTATTTACTCCAATGTTCGTGAGAAGGGTGTGATCGCTAGGTCCAGATGGGCCAGCGGGGCCTTGAGCTCCAGTTGTTCCTTTGGTTTGAACCTCGACGACTTGAACCGCTGATGGAATAGTAATTTCGATGATGCTCATTTAGTCACCTCTGGAGAAACGCTTACCGTTCCTTGAAGGATTCGCATTACAGTCGTATCAGCGAACAGAACTTCGACGTCGTAAACGAAAGTCGTTCCGCCTGTTAAAGCAATCAAAGCAGTATTCGTCGCGCTCATCACCCAAGTAAAAGTCCCATCGGTGGGCGTTGGGCTAAGCGTGCAAGTGAACGTGTAGGCGGTCGCGCTATCAAAAGTCTGACGCATTTTACTGGTAACTGTCGCGCCTGTGAGATCGACGGGAGTTCCTTGATCGTCTTTTAAAACGATTGTTCGGCTGAAAGTAGACCCTTGTTCGATCTTGATGTTTAAAACTTTTCCAGTTGGGCAGCTCATTACTTAGCTCCATCTCTTATTTCTTTGATGATCTGATCGTCTTCCTCGGTTTCAATTTCCACTTCCTCATCAGCATCGACCATTAGATCGACTGAGAATTGTTCTTTCTCAAAACGCTTGGCGACTTGTGAGGGGTCGATTACGCCACGGTCAAGGTAAGCAGCATCGGCGCTTGCGATTTTAGAATAGTTGTCAGCTTTTTGAGTAGAAGTTTCTTGCCACAAGCTCTTAAAGCTCCATGTAAAATTCGGATCCGATTTGAATTGAAATCCGGGAGTGTTTTGGATCGCTTTGATGACTTTGTCGAGCGGTTTAGATAGGACTTGCTCTTGCTGGTTACGGACAAAGTCGTACCACTTGCGCTCGTCAGCCTCGCCTCCGTTGTTAATTCCTTTTGCGCTATCACCTAAAAGCTTAGAGCGTGGGATTTTTGACGCCACTACAAGGCGCTCAGCGGCTTTCTCGACGACTTCCGGAACGGTGCTTAAGCTGCGTGTGATGTACTCAAAGGATTCTTCCTCGTCGATAACCATCATTCGGAGAACAGATCGGCACATATTTAACGTGTGCAATCGGCTTTGAACAAGCGATTCCTTGCCAGCGGCGAATAGGTCAGCGAGGTTTTTCATCTTGATAACTGGCGTGCTGAAATCTGAAAGTGCCGTAACCGCATACAAGTTGGCATTGTTATAATTGCGGATAGAATCGTGCGCTGAGTTAAGCACTGAATCTCCCCAATAGTTATTTGAGATAAATTTCTGACGAGGCAATGGTAGGCCATCGAAACGAATGATTCGTGACGAGTGAATGATAAGAGAATTCCCACCCATGCGAGGCGACAAGCGATAGGTTTCAGGTAGGCCGTAGTTTGGCGACCCTACGTTTAGATTCAATCTGTCGGCCTGTAATTCCCATCGGCTGAAAACCACGAGCGACTTTAGACCACCCTCGGATGAGATCATATCTAAATCTAAGGGCTGCTGAACCTCTAAAGCGTCCGCATCAGTGACCATCCAAACGCCTGACCCGCCATGTAATCGAGCTAAGGACCAAGCCTGTCTAAATATGTTTCTTATGTTCATCGCGTCAAAGACTGATTCGTATGCCTTAACGACGTCAGGATTTTCGTGTGCAAATTGAATAAATTCTCGCGTTCCCTCGTTTGGAACCTCGTCCGTCAGAGTTCTAGCAACGTCGTCGCCAGCGTAAAGTTCATCTAGATCGGCCTCGACTGGCTTATTCCAGATCACTGAGGAGGCGAAGTTTTTGTCTTTGTTTGAGTTACCTAAGCCAGTGAACAGGTTCATCCAGCCATCAATTCGTGGGAGTTTCATATGACCTCTATTCTATCTCAAGTTACATGGAAGCGAGTGCCTCAAGTCGAGAAAGGTAATCCTCACCCATGTAAGAAAGTGCCTGAGTCTCAGCGTCGAGTCTATCGTCGTGCGATGCGTTTGGAAAGGTTATCATCTCTTTAACGTGATCTATAACCCAAGGTGCTATCGTAGGGTCAGGGTACCAAATGTTTCCAGCTTGATAGAGCGGGATTACTCCATCGAGTCGATCCACCTTGGATTTTGTTGGCGTGATCGGTATTAGGCCAGTGAGTTTATTCTTTAGGAGCTTTAGGGCCGCCGCTCCGTTGGCTTTTTTCTCGACGAGGATGGCGCTGATTTCTGGGAAGCTTCCCTTAAGCATTTGAATGGTTTTGACTTGCTCGACAATGTCCATTCGCCCGCGAACTTGATGAATCATGTAGATGTCGGTTCCCTTTTTGGCGTAGACGCTGAACACGTTGAAGTCAGTATTTTCCCCATCGTCAAAGCTGAGGTCGCAACTCATCACGACGCGCGAGCAATTTGGAAGGCTTATCGCTTCCTTGTAATACTTAAACCAAATAGCTTTCAGCTTCCCCCCCTCGGCGGGAGTTGGCTCTTGTTGATAAAGGGATTCGTAGTCGTTTAACAGTGTCGCTCGACGTTCTTGAAGGAATGATAATGGGAATCTCGATGGCCAAAGCGCCTCGCCATCTTTTCGCGGGTCTTTTGGATGATTGAATTTTTCGGTCTTTGTGGCCTGTAGGGTCAAGAATTCAAACTTTGGAAAGTCTTCCTGCTTTTGATGATCCCGTATTCGACCGATCAAGTCGTCCTCGTGCCAGCGGGTTTGAGTGACGAGTATCTGCTTGCGGCCTTGGAGTCGAGACATAATATCGTTCGTGAACCAATCCCATGTTTTATCGCGAATGGTCTTAGACTTGGCCTCTTCCCTGTTTTTCAATGGGTCGTCGATCAATACAAAGTCAGCTCCGAAGCCAGTGACGCCAGCGCCTCGCCCTACGGTCTTCATCCCACCGCCATACCCAACGGTCTCAAACTGATCGGCGTTGCGCAGCCAAGATCCTTGAGCGGTCGTCTTGACGTTGGTTGCGTTTAGAAATGTTTTTGGGAAAAGGCCGTTGAAAAATGGATCGTCAAGAATCCGTTGTACGTCCCTGTTCATCGAGGCCGCCAAACTATCAGCGTAACTTCCGAGCACGATCCTGTGCATTGGGTTCAATCCAAGTAGATAAGCCGCCAAGCGACGACTGCAGATCTCTGATTTAGTGTGGCGAGGAGGCGCCTCGATGCAAAGGTTTTGAATCTCGCCGTTGATGAATCTTTGGAGCATCTCGAACATGATCTCGTGGTGCCAGCTCAGCTCGAAATCTTTTTTTGTGTATAGAACGAAATCTCTTAAGGATGATCGGGCCCTACGCTTTCGCTTCTCAATGAGCGCGTGGGCGAGGGCGATCTTTTCCTCACGATTCATTCTTGAGAGCGTCTGCGATAAGTTCATCCAGCTCAGTGTTCTCCAATGATTCTATCGAGTGCCTTATTGCGCCAGTGTGCTCGGTTTCCTGTTTGATCGAAAACTCTTCCTTCTTTCGACGCTCAAGGTACCATTTAGATAGGTCTAAGTCGGGATTTACCTGATCGTTTATTGCACGTGCTACATTAAATCTCGACCGTAACACTAGGGATTCTTTGAGTTTTCGTTTTCGCTCGGCAAACTCTGGATATTTATTTTGAAACTCATAAAGCGACGCCATGCTTATGTCAGCGAAAAGAGTAGCTTCTGTGTCGCTACACCCGATTGAAAACGCCTGTTCAAGTTTTTGGAGAACCTCTGGAGTAAAAACAGTCGGGCGACCGCCTTTATTTTTCTTTGGCCTACCTACGGTCTTTTTCTTCTTGGGTACTTTAAAAGCCATTTATTCCCATCCTTGAATTATGCGTGATAGTTTTGCTGCTGCGGCGCGATACCAGCGAATATCAAAAAGTTTTAGTACGACGTCGGGATGGTATTTAGCCATTCGATTGAGCTTGGTTTTTGATCGCGAGTCCATCCATCCCTTGACCTCGTGGTACTCTACTGAATCATCGGGTTTTGTAACTCTAAAGTCGGGCTTGTAGCTCGTGATCCCGCGCTTGATTCCATCGAACCAAAAGGTCACTGGCTCGTGCTCCCAGTGCTTTATCATACCTTGACGCTTTTGAAACTCAAGCCAGCGGGCGTAATTGGCTTCCTGTTTTGAGCGGAAGAAAGCGGTTTGACCGCCGATAGTTCGCCATTTTTGGATGGATGGGATGCGTTGGGAATTATTTTTCGGGAGTCGGCGTCGCTTGAACGGCATAGCGTTCATGGAACAATAGTTCGTGCAAAAGGTCAACTTCCCAGCCTAAATTGCGCAAATGAACGGCGACATGAGGGTGGGATTTTAGAAACGACCATTGCCCGCCATGCCAGCCTTTTGACCCTCGATGGTCCTCAGCGCAAAGCGGGATTACATTCCAATAGTCGTCGCCATAGTTTCGGCGGGTCTTTATGTGATGGGGTTCGGACACTGGCGGGCGCCCACAGGCGAGGCATGGGAGCTGGCGAACAGCGTCCAAGAATTCCTCGTCGCGCGTGGGCGGGCCTTTTTCGAAAAAACTCAAAGGGCTTCGTTTACTGCGTTGCGCAATAATCGCCTTAGCAACTCATTGATCGCGATGTTTTCCTCTTTAGCGATGGCCTTTAGCTTTTCGACAAGCTCAGGTTCGGCGTGGAAGTTGATTCGCTGGCGCCCATGCGTGAAAACCACGGGGCGCCCGATTGTTTGCTTTTCTTTACTCTTTTTCATTTTCTTCATGCTCTATCGTTACCAGTTTGGTCTTAGGTTTTTCAACTTCTGCGAGGCCCTCCAGCCAAATCTTTCCAGCTAGAACGTCAATCGCGAGGGTCATAGCTCCGATGAGGCCCTTTAAATCGCCAGAGTGTGGCGTATTGGCGACCCATTTTTTGGAGTTCATCGCGATGAAAACTTGATGGCCTTTTTCATTTTTAACGATTTTGCAAAGCTCAGTGTCTAAAATTGTTTTCATGAAAGCACTATCTCCTTGGCGCGTTTTGCGCGGCGGTAAATTAGGTTTAAATATCGGTAAAGAGGTGGAACATCAGAGTAAGCGTCGCCAGTGTTACCAGCTGAATCCAAGTAATCCATCGCAGCTAAAATTGTTTCCAACTGTTTTTCGGTCAGCTCAAGGCGAACCATTCGCTTACCGTAAAAACTTAATTTCATACTGCGGCCCTGACCGCTTCCGCGAAAGCGCTGGCGTTGACCCTTGAGTTGTAGCCAAACCAAATCGAGTCGAGGCGACCGTCCTGAGATCGACCGTACTCGTGATTTAGGTAGTAGTTGACCGCGTTGTAAGCACCCCAATACGTATGACCCGCTTCTTGAGCGCCAGCCGAAACATCAAATAGCTGAGTGATTCGCTCCTCAAGTTTTTCGGCGTTGATCTTCTTGCGCCCATCCTCAAGGTCCTCAGAGATTTTGAATACAACCTTGATGTACTTTTTGAGCTCCTCTTTGCCGACTTGGCGACGAGCGAGAATTTTCATTTGCTCCTCGGTCGCCTCAAAGCTGGCGTCAATGGCGTTGATTGTGTCGCGTAACATCTCGACGTTTTCCTTGACCTTAGATCCGTGGAAAACCCTCATGAGCTGGCTATCTTTGGCGTTGTGACTCATCGCCAGCGTATTCGCGCAAACCACGCGAATCGGCGTGAACCCGACTCTTACGGCGGTCGAGCCATCGTGGGAATTTGAAAGTAAAACGAATTTCTCTACGATGTCGTTACCCTTGATTTCGATAGGCGCTTTGTTGAGCTTGGCGAGTACCCATATTTTTCGGCCCTCTTGAAGGGCGCCAGCGGTCTCGAGACTCGCCAGTTTATTGTCAATGAAGGGCTGGAAAAAGTCGAAAGCCTCGCTGTTTTGGAGGGCCTTGTATCGCGGGCTCAAAACCGCCAGTGTGGTTGAGTCGTCGTTACGAACGAGCGCGGCCTTGTCAGGGATGAGCGTGTAATCGCCATCTGGGGTAAGTGTGAACACTGGCTTTTGCTCAACTCGCCAGTCTAGGCCAGCGAGCTTGATACCCTCGGCGATGGTAGGAACGTCGTGGATGATTTTGCCAAGGCCATGCCAAGGCGTTTGTTTGTAGCTGAACATTGTTTGTACTTGATGAGCCATTTGTAATTTTCCTTTTCTATATGGTGTTTGAATTTGAGATGAGTTCTTGGACTCGCTCAAAGTTTTTTCTGCCGATTTTTATCTCAGGGTCGAGGACGCCCATGCGGTTACAAGCCTTTTGAAACTCGTCGAGGTTTAAATGGTCGTGGGCGTCAATCCACGCCAGCCCGAAGGCGATGTCTTTAGCGGTCAACTTGACCCAACTCCTTTTAAACCAAGGGTGGGTCTCGTAGCCGAGGAATTTCTCACGCCT